TGTACAGATACTGTCCTATTTCTCCAGGAGAATAACTTAGTTTAATGACAACTAATTTTCACGAGATCTATAATGATGTTGAAAAGGCAATTGATTATGCCTTTAATGGTCAATTTGTTTTGAAGTTTTATGATTATCTAAAAGTTCGTGGAACAAAAAAAGTAGAGGTTGAGCAGTTTATCGAAAGTGCCACAGCCAAAGAAGTTAACAGTCTTGTAATGGATCTTGATGATTATCTTGAAGGTGGTTCTGATGAGATGCATAAACAACTTCGTGAGGCTTATGGACATATTCCAAAACCTCAAGCAAGAAAAATAAGGAATTATTTGTATGGCATCTTAGAAGATGCGCGGAAGTATAACAATGACAAAAGGAAGGGGAGACGCAAAAAGGAAACTAAATAATTCAAATCCTCAAATAAACCGAGGATTTGAATTGATGTTACGTCAGCATAATAGGAGGGAGAAACCATCAGAGCCAAGATTGTTCAAAGTCCGTTTTGGTAAGATGATATCTCTCTTCAGACGAGAGATTCACTTTAACTTTGAAATATCTCTGGATATTAAGAAAAAGTAACTCTCGGGAGAAAGAAAAATGGAAACAACATTTATAGTAGCGTTCACTATAATGTTTACGTTGTTATTCTTTTTAGTTGGTGGTATAATAGGTTGGTTAGCTAACCGTCACTTACTAGAAACAAGACCAGCATATATTCATCCCGAATTTATGGATGAGGACGGAAACATTATTCCCGACGAAATTTTAGCAGTGAGATTTGAAAATGACTACGAATACGACGACGAAGAAGAAGAAGACGACGAGTAGAACAAAATCTACGTCTTCACAACCAAAAGAAACTCCAGTAGCACTTCCTCAGAATGCTTTTATTCATGAGATTTTAGAGGCAGTTTCAAAGCAGAGAACAAACGCTGCGAAAGTAAAAATTTTAAAAGAGCAACGTCATGATTCTCTGGTTGCAATTTTTATTATAAATTTTGATCAAAGTGTAATTTCTCTCCTTCCACCTGGACCAGTTCCTTATGCTAACATTAAGGAAATGACTTCTGTTGGAGGAACCCTTAATGATCAAATCCAAAGGCAAGCAGATAATGTTTATACCAAAACAACTGCGTACACTGGAACTGAAGAAAAAGTAAATGCTGGACATACTTCTCTTCGCCGCGAGTATGATAAACTTTATAATTTTGTGAAAGGAGGAAACGATAGTCTATCCTCCATTCGTAGAGAAACTATGTTTATTAATATCCTTCAAGGACTTCATCCTCTTGAAGCAGAACTTCTGTGTTTAATTAAGGATAAGAAACTAACAGATAAATATAAAATCAGTTGGGATAATGTGAAGGAAGCTTACCCCGATATTGTTTGGGGAGGTCGTTCATGAGTAAAGTTGCGGAGAAAAAGATGGCTCAATGGACTCCAGAAGAAAAAAAAGAAATTTCATCACAGTATGGATGTGAAATTTTAGTTGAACGAGCAACCACTGAGCAAGCAAAGGATTCTTCTTTCCCTAATGATGCATATTTAATTTGGTATAAAATTGGTGATAATGTCTATATGGACATTACAAGGACAAGAAAAAGAACCGATCTTTTTGATATGTATTATGATAAGTTTGGTCCAGGAGCAATTCAAAAAATTGATTTTGGATATGGAAGAGTAAATCCCAAACTATGGGGATATAAAGCACCAGAAAAAAAGAAAAGAAAATGAGTGGGTTTCGTAATGAAAGTTCTGCAGACAATAAAGCAGAAGTTGTTATCTATAAAGATGAAGTTGAAAAACTTTTAAGAAAATATAAGAAGATCAAAAAATATATGAAGTCTCCTCTGTTCGCAGTCAAAAGTATGGACGGAACTGAAGAGTATGTAAGTAAATTAGTAGAAGAAGCTGAGGAGAATCCTTTGTAATGGGAAAGCATTATCTTTTAAATCTTTATGGTTGTTCATTTGTTCTTTTGGACGATGAACAATACCTTATTGACTTGTTAGAGAATGCTGCTGCAGCAAGCGGAGCGACTGTGGTTCAGACTATCTCAAAAAAGTTTGAACCACAAGGAGTTACTGTAATTTGTTTGTTATCTGAAAGTCATATTAGCATTCATAGTTGGCCTGAAGAAGGTAAAGCAGCAGTTGATGTTTATACTTGTGGTGACTGCAATCCAAAAATTGGTTGTGATGTTATCATTCAACAACTTTATGCTCAAGAACATACGTTAAGTTACATCGAGCGTTAACTAAATACACTATATCTGGAGAAGTATATGCTCTCTACTCAATACCGCCTTCGCCTTGAAGCAATCTGTGAGCGAATTGTAAAGGGCGAATCTGTGGAGTTAAGTGAAATGATATGGGCAGAAAAGTTAGCAAAAGCAAATCGTTCTGCTGCTACACTTCTAAGACAAGCAAGACGCCGTGCAGCAAATCCTGATATGCAGGAAGGTAGTCTAGACGACTTTATGAATGCTATGGATTTGGGAGATCCTGATCCTTCAAATCATCGCACTGGATTTAATGGTGCTGATGATATTATTGATTTCTTTACTGGAGATAAACCAGACGACTGGAGACAAAGAGATTAAATTGTAACAAATACTACAAAATTTATTGCATAGATAGTGTAACTAGAGGTATAATAATCCTCTACCGTTCATCCTATGACTAAAGCATTCTTGCTTTTAGCATGGGTTCCACTTCTTTCTTTTGCCACGCCACAATTTAAATCACATCCTGTGAATATAAGTTGTGACGCAGCGTGGGAACTAATGGACATCGTTAAAAACGACGATGTAGTTATTCAAAGAGTAGAAGACCGACTGCTATTAGAACTCCGAAAGGATGTTGTAACAAGGTGCTAAACTGAATAGGACGGAAGTAAGCCGACGCGGAACGGATCGTTCATCGGGAAACCGACGCAAACGCCGACTGAAGGAACGCTCTTTAACCTAAAAAACTAAGGAGAACCCTAATGTCAAAAGTAGTATATCGTGGCATTGAATATGATACTCAAAAGCGTCTTGAGTATCAACAGCAAATGATGCAGCAACCCCAACAATACAACGAAACCTATCGTGGTGTTAAGTTTGTAAAGGAGGGACACAAATGAAGAAACTAAACTTCCTTCAACTCATTAAAGAAAAAAAACAAAAAGAAGAGAGGCGTCAAAAAGCATCTCTTGCTACTTTGGTAGCAGCAAAATGATTTAGAGAGGGACTTGACTCCCTCTCTTTTTTTATGTAAAATGATAGGAGATTATGTACCTGAATGAATACAGAAAAGGTAAAACTCATTGTTCGTAATATGGAACTTCTCGTTCAATCCTTAAAGGAAGAACTTGAAGAACCGTCTGAATATGTGTATGAAGAGATTGCTCCATACATAGAGGATGGTGATGATATAGAATATTATTCGGAGGATGATGATGTATGAAGAACTGACTGCTTTTGAAAGAGCCCTTGCTCGTTTTGGAGATAAAGTTCAATACATTGTTGGACTAGAAATTTCTGATAAGATGACACCAGAACTTGCTTATCAAGAAATCAAAGAAATGATGAAGGAACTTAAAAAACTTCGCAAAAAAGAAAAAGATACTTGGGAATCAGAATGAAACAATCTGTCAAATTAGTGAGTGTAACTCCAGATGCTGAAAAGCACATTGCATATTGTGCTCGTGTAAGCAATCCTCAAAACCAAGAAAATGATAGTTTTGAGGGTCTAATTAAATATTGCATTAAACATCAACACTGGTCAATTTTTGAGCAAGCATTTCTTACATTAGAAATTGAAACAACTCGTGGTATCGCGGCTCAAATTCTTCGCCACCGTTCTTTTACATATCAAGAATTTTCACAGCGGTATGCTGATACTTCTCTGATTTCTGAGTACATTCCACTTCCAGAATTGCGCCGTCAGGATACTAAGAACCGTCAAAACTCGATTGATGATATTCCTGAGTATGAAAAACTGACACTACAGAGTAAGATTCAAGAGCATTTTGCACACTCTATGCAACTCTATAAGGAACTTCTTGCTCACGGTGTGGCAAAAGAATGTGCAAGATTTGTATTGCCCCTAGCAACTCCTACAAGACTTTATATGTCCGGTAGTATTCGTTCCTGGCTACATTATATTGATCTTCGTTCCGCACACGGAACACAAAAAGAGCATATGGAAATTGCTGAGATGTGTCGAGATATTTTCAAAGAACAGTTTCCAATTATCGCCGCAGCAAAGGAGTGGTGAAGTAAAGAATAAATACCTTATATTTTATGGAGATCAAAATTGGCAACGTACCCTGTTATTAATAAAGAGACTGGTGAACAAAAAGAAGTCACTATGAGTGTCCATGACTGGGATCAATGGAAAGTAGAAAATCCAGAATGGGAACGTGATTGGTCTGATCCTTCAACTTGCCCATCTCCAGGAGAGGTTGGGGAATGGAGAGACAAACTGATTAAAAAGAATCCAGGATGGAATGATGTTTTAGCAAAGGCAGCTAAAGCTCCAGGTTCACGAGTAAAAACGCTTTGATTTTATATGGCAAGAAAAAGAGTAACGAATCCAGTACCATTTGGAACAAGTAATCGTCAAATGAAAAGAAAAAAACCAATCAACCTTGAATATATGAGGAAGGTTGAACCTCTCACTGACAATCAAGAGGAACTATACAAATCATATAAGATGGACCAAAACATTGTTGCTTATGGTGCAGCAGGTACTGGTAAAACTTTTATTACTCTTTATAACGCACTTAAAGACGTATTAGATGAAAAAACTCCTTACGAAAAAATCTATATCGTTAGGTCTCTTGTTGCTACTCGTGAAATTGGTTTTCTTCCTGGAGATCATGAAGACAAGTCAAGTCTTTATCAAATTCCCTATAAGAATATGGTAAAGTATATGTTTGAGATGCCAGATGATGCAGCATTC